GAACAGACCAAGAGTTCAATGCGAAGTTTGTGGTAAAGAAATAACAAAAGCTAATGTCAAAAATCATATGAAGGTACATATTAATGTCAGTATTTAATTCTGTATATAATGATGCTACTAAAGAAACATGTTTCTTCGGCAATACAGTTAATACTGCCCGATACGATCGGCAGAAATATCCTATTTTTGAAAAATTAACAGAAAAACAAAATTCTTTTTTCTGGCAACCAACAGAAATAGATTTGTCTCGAGACGGTAAAGATTTTAAGGGATTGAATGAACATGAAAAGCACATATTTACGAGTAATCTCAAACGTCAGATACTCTTGGATTCTGTACAAGGCCGCGCTCCTTCATTGGCGTTTCTTCCTATTTGTTCACTTCCAGAACTTGAGACTTGGATTCAAACGTGGGCATTTAGTGAAACAATCCATTCAAGGTCTTATACACACATTATTCGTAATGTTTACTCTGATCCATCTAGAGTTTTTGATGGGATGCTTGACATCCAAGAAATCGTAGACTGTGCCGGTGACATCAGTAAGTATTATGATGCTTTGATTGCATTTAATAATGAAGTAGCATATAGAGGTTATACTCAAGGCTTTTCGCTTCCAAATATATACGGTCACAAGACAGCACTTTGGCTATGTCTCAATGCTGTCAATGCTCTTGAAGGAGTAAGATTCTATGTCTCGTTCGCCTGTTCGTGGGCATTTGCCGAAGTCAAAAAGATGGAAGGCAACGCCAAGATTATCAAACTCATTGCCCGTGACGAAAATGTTCACTTGGCCTCGACTCAGCAGCTCCTCAAGATTCTACCAAAAGAGGATCCTGACTTTGCGAAAATTGCTGATGAGACAAGGGATGAGTGCATACGCATGTTCTATAATGTCGTTGCACAGGAAAAGGCGTGGGCTCGTTACCTATTCAAAGATGGGTCTATGATTGGTTTAAACGAACAGTTGCTGTGTGATTATATTGATCACATTGCTGCCAAACGTATGGGCAACATTGGTCTTAATGGTAAGGCTGGTGCTAATCCTCTCCCATGGACTCAAAAATGGATTGCTGGTTCTGATGTACAAGTTGCTCCACAGGAAACAGAAATCACATCATATATAATTGGTGGCGTCAACAAAGATGTAGATGAAAACACGTTTAAAGGATTCACCTTATGAGAAAACTTCTATTTGCCGTTTTACTTTGGGCAACTCCTGTTTATGCATCTCCTTGTGACCAATTCTTTCCTAATGGAAAGGAGGTTGCAGTATCAGATACAACAGTTTATTGCAACAACTTTTACGCTACTGTCTACGATATTTCCCATAAAGCTGCCTTATTCTCGACAGAAGTATTTCAGCCCCACACAAATAAAGTGGAAAGAACCAACGACTTCCACGCAGATGATAGATTGCAGGACTCTCCTGTTCCGTCCGATTATAACAACACGGGATTTGATAGAGGTCATCTCACTCCAGCTGCAGACGCTGCAACCGAAAGTCAAATGCACGATACTTTTTTGATGACAAATATGACGCCTCAAGAACCTACAGTAAATAGAGTATCTTGGAGAATGCTTGAGGCTCATGTTAGAGAAATGCCTGCAAAATATGTTGTTACTGGTGCAGTATATTCTTCAACACCAAAAACCATAGGCGCGCATAAAGTTCCTGTACCCACATTATACTACAAGATTGTATATCTTAAGGATGGCACAATTAAATCGTATACAGCAAACAATATACCAAAGGCTTTGGTAACAGAAGTTACTCTTGCTGATGTAGATAAACTGTCTGGAATTAATTTTAAGTGATCCTTCAGCTTGACCCTCCTATACCATTAAACACTCCAAAAGGCAAAGCGTTCGCTCATTTCTTATTAGATTATGGGTTAGAACATGATCTTATGTGGGTGTGTTTTAATGATAGCGATGGTCAGTGCTGGACTTGGTCAAATAAAGATATTACTATACAAAAGAATTTAACCATACATCGAGAGTTGTGATTATGAAAGATAAGTTCATTAAATATTTTATGAAAGTGGCTGAAGAATCGGCGGCTTTGTCTTATGCACGCAGACTGCAAGTCGGCTGTGTTATTGTGAAAGATAAACGAATTCTTTCATTTGGATATAACGGTACTCCATCGGGCTGGGATAATAATTGCGAAGATCGTATATATGCCAATGAATGGAGCATTGATAATGATATATGGAATTACCAAGATGAAACTGGTAGACCGTATAACTTGAAAACTAAAGAAGAAGTTCTTCATGCAGAAGCTAACGCTCTATTAAAGTTGGCTGCTTCTACTGAATCGTCAGAAGGCGCTATTCTTTTCATTACCCATGCTCCTTGTATGGGTTGCGCAAAACTAATCTACCAAGCGCGGATTTCTCACGTTATATATAAAGAGGAGTATAAAGATTCCTCTGGCATTGATTTTCTTATTAAATGCGGTGTTGGTGTGGATCTTTATAAGGATTTACTAACACCGGAGGAATAAATGATCTCAGATAAAGATTGGGATAGCTGGATTACTTGCGAATCATGCGATGCTGAATTTAAAATACTAACAGTAGTATCAAGTGGAAATATAGAATTTTGTCCATTCTGTGCATCAGAACTGGAGCAAGATGACTCTGATTTTGCATTTGATGAAGACGAGTGAGCTGGCTTTATAAAGGAAAAGAGTTAGTAGATATTCCTGAGAAGTCATACGGGTTTGTCTATCTAATTACTCACATTCCTACTAATAAGAAATATATCGGAAGAAAGTTCTTCACCAAAGCAGGATATAAAACTGTTAAGGGTAAAAGAAAAAAGATCCGTGTAGAAAGTGATTGGCGAGACTACTTCGGTAGCTCGCCATCACTCAAATTAGATATAGAGAAATTTGGTAAAGAACAATTCCGTAGAGAAATTGTTAGAATCTGTTATAACAGAACTGAATGCTCTTATTACGAATCAAAAGAAATATTTGCAGCCGATGCCATTCTTAGCGAGAGCTATTACAATGAATGGATCAGCTGCAAAATATCAGCAATACACGTAAAGTCTATTAAGACATAGCTTCCTGACCAATAATGTGAACACCAACGTTAGCTGCACTCGAAGATGTAGTAACAGCAACGGTCAGCGTATCTGGTGAAGATCCTCTAATATTATTATATAGAGGGAAGAAGTTGCTCAAGTCAATCTGTTGTAGACCAGATCCACCTGCGGGAGCGGTAAACGCCATGGTAACTTCGCCACCAGACATAGAGTTAGCCGAAACGTCTCTAGTACCGAATGAATAAGCAGAACCAAGGCTTGTCATTGGAGTAAACGAGGCGTTCGATAGAGTTACAGGAGAGTTAACCTGTGAGCCAGCGATAAGCTCAACAACACAAAGAGCATCAGAAGATACAAGAAGCTGCTGCGGAAGTAGCTGTCCACGATTAGGCTGACCAATAATGTAGGTGTTACCCGCACCAGTTAGACCAGCAGGAACACCAGTCGAGTTTGCTGTGCCAAGGACGTTGTCCTGGAACGTAATCGATGTAGCGTTAGTTGATGTAATTCTTGCAATAGCTTTACCGCCGCTGCTGTTCGAGAAATAGATGCAACGGCCTGTCCATTGGTTAGCTGTCCAAGGAGTACCAGTTACAGTAATCGATGTTGAGTTACCCGAAGTAATTGCCGAGTTGCTGGTAATACCCTGACCAGGAGAACCATATTCCTGCGTTCCCATAGGACGGGCTTGGACTGTAAGAACAGGATAACGAGTTACACCCGCGTTAATGGTTCTGCGTGGAGTCTGCGGTGACATACCATACGAATAGGTAAATCCGCGCTGTGGGTCAACACCACCTTCAACCATAACCGATACGCCGAAGTGATACATGTTATTGATTGCACCAGCGCCAGCTTGGTTGGTAACGTTTCTCTGTTCATAACGAACAGGCAGGTTTCCTGTTCTTGCCCATGGGCTTGAGTTTGCTAGATATGTGCTTGTTGCAGTCTTGTTGCCCATTGCCATGCGGTGAAGTTCGTAAGGCTGTCCATCAAGGAATACACCCCAACGCACACATCCTGCGCCATACCATGTGTATTCCATCCACATCATCTGGATTGAGTTCCAGTTAATGCTATTGATAATTGCCTTGTCGCCATTCCAGTCACTCATTTCGATACGAGTGTCTGTATTGAACGGATACTGTCCTGGAGTGGAGTTTGCGTATTGTAGACCGCTCACATCCGAACGAAGAACAACACCCATACCAGTTCCGTTGTTTGTTCCTGTTGTTGTGCCTGCAACTGTATTAGCCTGCTCAAAGAAAATGCCGTTGCCGTCATCAAAGAAGCCTACGCGCTGTAGCTGTCCGTTAGCTGCTGGACCAAACCACATAGCAGTAGCCATGAACATGGTCTTACCTGGCTGATAACGCTGATATGGACGAGACTGACGGATTGTGGTATCACCAGCAGTGTTACCGATTGTCATCTGAACACCACCAAGGTCTGAACGTGCAGTAATTGATGACTGCGCACCAGCAGCGCCTGTATTATATGTGAAGGCTTCCCAACGAAGAGGCTGTAGACCATATTCGAAGTCAGCTTCATAGATGTTTTGGTGTTTTGCAATTCTTACACGACCTAGAGCGTCATTCATTCTCTGCGGTGGGTAAGCATTTAGATAAGTTGAGGTTCCTGAAATTGGGAAACCATTAGCCATTGTTGTTTGCGAAAGTAGACCACCATTGGCCCCTGCTAACATAACGACGTCAAAGATAGATTTATTAC